ATATGCTTCACAAGATCTATGCCCATCTTCATCTTCTCGACTGTTTCGGAAGTTTCCATTTGGGCTTGAGATTTGGCTGCGTCCATTGCGGTTTGTGCGGCAATACGGGCGCGTTCTACTTTGATACGCTCTTGTTCAATCATTAAATCGTTTTGATCTTTTTGAGCTTTGCGTTTTTGCTCTGCCATCTTGATCTGCATATCTTGTTGTTGTAACTGAACAAGCGGATCTTGAGCCTGTTGCTGGGCTTGCTGCGCTGCAACCTGTTGTTGGTTTTGCTGTAACAGACGCTGGGATGCCTGCGCCAACAATGGTGCGAGGCGGGCTTCGACTTCTGGATCCATGTGAACATCTTCGCCTGACTCGTCCTGCTGAGGTGGCAAGGACATACCGAGCTGCTTTTCAATCTCAACGCGATACTGGAATCCAAGGTGTTCGTTAATATGGGCCATCATCGCGGCTTGTAACTGCTGTGCCATTGGGTTGCCCTGCAATAACTGCAAAATCTTAGGATCTTTCATTGCAGACATATGGACTGTGATGTGAGCCGTATGATCTTGGTATTGGAAAGCCTTGGCTGGCTTCATCATCAAGATATCCTGATTTTCTGTTACAGGATCTTTTGGCATCATGTCTTCTGGCAGCGGAATCAATTTATGCGCATTCTTAATGCTCAATACATCTAGCATTTGGCGATAAAGCAATGGCATATTGAAGAGTGTTGGCGACTGCTGTGCCAACTGCATAACTGCCTGATACTGAACAATCTTCTGCGCCATCGTGGATGCGTTAGGATCGCTGACAGGAATGACATCTACATTGTGGTAATCAGACTGCTTGGCTTTACGGCTTCCTTCTTCTGGCTCATAGTCATAATCTACCGGTGCGTTATTACCGATAATTTTCTTTAATAGCTTTAACTCTTGTTTTAAGCTGTAATGAATACGGGCTTGTACCGCAGACATGACTTTGAGAGTACGCTCAAGGATAGCAAGCGTTGTTCCTACGGGCGCGGCAGCTGACATATCAGAAATCTGTAAATCGGCTGTATTTGCAAAGCGACGGCCTTCTTCTACGATCTGATTTAACAATGCCATTAAGACTTGGCTTGGCTCTTTGTATGGTAAAGGCATGATGTTGTCGCGCATCACGCCAGATGGGACGTCTACATCACGGAACTCGCCCGGTGCTATTGGTGTGTCGTCACCTTTGACGCGCAAGCCACGGGTCTTAAAGCCACCCGGCAGATTTGCGAGGGAGCCTGCATCGACCAGCTGACGAATAATGGAAGTGCCACTTTTAGCATAAGCGCCAATAAGGTGGATGAGACCAAAACAATAAAAACCAAAGCCGGGAATATACCCATAGTGGACGAAGTGTTGGAGTTTCTTGTGTTTCTCATCATCTGGCTCCCAGTTTCTACGGATAGACAGCACCGTATTTGTGCCTTTTTCAATGGTTACGATATATGGCAAACCAATTCCAGTAGGATTGCCATCTTCATCGGTATGCTCATAACCTTCTAAGTCTAAGTTAACGTGCATCTCTAAAATCTTGTAGCGATCATCAGAAGTAGCGCGGAATCCTAGCTTTTCTGCAATCTTTTTCTCTACTTCGTCCAGTGCATTGACTGGATCGCCAATATCTACATCACGATAGAACCCTGCTACCTGCAAAGCGCGCAATTCATTCTCAGTTTTGCGCATAACATGGGTTACGCGGTCAGCAGACTCTAGGCTTGAAGCGCCGTAAGGGACAACCATGTCTTCGGCTGGCACATACATCGCTACTTGACGTCCTAATTGCTCGTCTTCGTAGACTTTTTTGAACGCATTACCTGCTAAACCCAAGCCCCACAGCATTCTTTCTGTTTCTGGGCGGTATTCTTGCATTACTTCGGTCAGTTCGTAGTTCATATCTTCTTGAACACGCTCTGCTGCAGCCTTTTTATCTGGTGTTTCCTTGCCAATAACGTGGGTTTTTACTGGACCAGACGCTGGGAAGATGGACATCATGGTTTCTGCTTGAAATTTAACCAGTGCTTCGCTCAATAATGGGTGATAAACGCCGCAAGCACCCTCCCAAGGCTCGCTTCTTTCCTCAATTTTGAGGCCTAAAAGCTCTAATCCGTCCACATAAGTTTGAATCCAGTCTTTTCGCGCGCCAATATCGCCTTCGAAGTCTTCTATAAGACTGCTTGCAATCGAAACTAGGACACGATCATCAATTTCTTCAGCTAAGTTAGCGTAGAAATCATCGCTTTTCTCGCTGTCAGGCGTTAAAGTAATCTCTAACCCGTCCATTCCAATGGTAACTTCCTTGGGATCTACCACTTCAATCTCTAGTGGCTGTTCTTTTTCAGCCAGAGCGTCAATCCCTTCGGGGGCTTGGTAGAGAGCTTTATCAATTGCCATATGTTTTTCCTAGTTAATAGTACCCAGCATTACGTCGGGATTTAAAATACTGCGGTTCGTCGGGTTCATCGGATTGAAGTCTAATGAATCCGCCTTGTCTAAAGCGAATAAGTGCTTGCGTGGATGAGTCCACTAAGTCGTCGTGATCGGAATTAGGGAAAGCAGCCATCTCTTCGATAACCTCTTCCGCCCATCTTTTCTCAGGCGCCCAAACCTTGCCAGACGCAAACAAATCTGTTACTGAATTCAATCGGGCTATCTTATCATTTCCGCGGGTTGGGGTAAACTCGGATACAGGAATACCCATGCGTCTTAATTCACCGATTAATGGCAGTCCTGATGCCTTTCCTTCCACGATAAACGCATCGGGTTGAAACTCTTTATACATATCAAACGCTTTTTCCTTTAATTCAGGAAACTCCAAGCGCGCTTTATAGGCATCTAACAAAATAACATGGGGGTCATTTTCATTCTCATTCATGTAGAAAACACCCCAGGTTGTACAAGCTGAATAGTCTGAACGCTCATTTTTAGTAAAGGCGGTATCCCAAGACTGGATAACAAACTCGCATCTTGGAGGGTAATCTTGATCCCACACCTTCCACCACTCACGCTTAACTAATGCGCCTTCTTCTGAGGTTGGCTGTTGTTGGTACTGGGCTTGCCATTTAGAAATCGGCAATTCTTCCCGCAGAACTTCTAATTCCTTGAGATCCCAAAACTCTGGCCATAGCGCGCGCCCCGACGGGAGAATCGCCGGAAAGTCAATCGTCTCCCATGTGTCTCCATCTTTTTCGATTGACGATTTAACAATCCTGCCAGTTAAGTCTTTCTTAGCCCAGCGTGTCATAACTACTATAATCGCTCCTCCTGGCTGGAGTCGCTGACGTGGACCTGAGGAATACCATTCGTATACTTTATCGTAAACTTCGGGATTCGTGGCTGCAATCGCAGCTTCTTGTTCAGAATGCGGGTCGTCGATGATGAGCAGATCCGCGCCCTTACCAGTAACGGTACCGCCAACACCGATAGCAAAATACTCGCCATTACCGCTAGTACTCCAGCGACCAGCAGCTTTACTATCTGACCTAAGAGAGACATTTGGGAACACTTTCGCATATTGTTCGCTTCCTACTAAGTTACGGACTTTTCGTCCAAAGCCTACTGCCAGTTCAGCAGTGTTAGAACACTGAATAATTTTTTTATTAGGGAAACGCCCCAAGAACCAAGCAGGAAGCATATAACTAGCAAACTCAGACTTGGTATGTCGTGGAGGCATATTAATAATAAGTCTTTTAATCTTCCCACTGGCTATCTCCTCAAATTTCTTGGCCATCACTTTATGGTGGGCGCCATTGATAAATCCGGGCCACATTTCATGGACAAACGCCATAAAATCCGTTGTAGCCTTTTCCCGCTTCTTAGAGTTTAGGTAAACCTCCGCCGCCTCCAAAAATGCTTCTTGTTGTTGGGGTTCGAGCTTGGCTACTAAATCCGCTAATTTCATGTTGGGCGTTTCATTTTCATATAGGCAGGACGAACTGATCTTGCGGTATAGGGTATACGCTTAAGGTGTCCAGCCTCACACAATTTAATAATCACCCGTTGGATAGTGGATTTAGACCGTCCCCCAGTAAATTCTAGGATATTGTCTATCGTAGGGGCGAATCCATACTTCATCCAATACCCCTCAATAATGTCGTAAATCTCGCGCTGCCGTTCTGTCATAAAAGAATAGAAAGGGCTATCCAAATAACTGCCATACCAATGATGGCAAACATTAAATCGCGGTTCACAGATGCGCCTCCCAGTGAACATCATCGCCCGCTACTAAATGCGCAGACGCAACTCGGTCTTCAGCCTGCACTACTCCATAGATACGGGAACACACTTCTAACACATACCGGATATCGGATACGGATAGCTGTCCCATTAACTGTAGGATCTTAATAACCGCTACATCATTATCCAAAGGCTGGGGTTTTACAATAGATTCAATCATGTTGGGCTACCTCAATTACCTTACGAGCAAATTCGTAGAGTTCTTCGTTATTAGGAGATTCTGGCAAATCCGATATCAGATGCATAATTTTTACATCATCTACTGGGTCTATAAACTGCTTGGCACATTTGATGCATACCAATCCATCTTCTTCATTAATGTAAGCTCTAATCATTTCATCATCCTCTCAATTATGTTCTTAGCCTCAATTTCAGCTAGTTTCTCTTGGTCCTTCTGCTCCTTAATCAAACAACTATGCTCGTGGCTTAGGAACTCCACAAGGCGGGCGTACTGCTCTAACCTACCAATCGCCCAATCCAGCTCATACTTCACGTCCTTAATATTTCTCATAAAAATATACCCCCCACCCCTGTGGTAAAAAAACAACATAGGGGGGGTGTTTCTAAGGGTGGCAACGTTGCCATGTGTAACTTATTGATTTTACTCATGTTTATTTTCAATTACTTCAGGGGGGGTATTTTTAGGTAATCCACTGTCTGGAATAGTGTGTAATGTCTTTAAGGAGTCCCTTTCCAAAAAAGAGGGGGGTGGGGTATCAGTATCAGGGCCTTCTGACTCGATATTCCCCCCTTCGATTTCTGCGAGCAAGCTCAACACATCAGAGTCATCTTCATTAATGGTGCGAGCATTATCAGCGAGGGCTTTCTTTAACATGGAGAGAAGCTCATCCTTAGCATCGGATGACTTGACTACCTTATGTTCAATCGTTGTATTACTGAACGCATTGACCCCAGCGATCTCCCCCAAAGCTTTGATGGCACTAATTCTGGCATTGGGAGATGAGTTGGCATCCAATGATTCCACGATCAATCTATCAACGATCATGCTCTTTATATTTGCGGAGGTATATGATTTACTAGCTTCTATTGCCATGCTTATCTGCTCTATCATCGTGGCGATCTCGGGGCGTTTTGCAAGCTTGTATGCTTCATTGGCTTGGGTTTGTGGTTTGCCCTTTGAGTTGAATGAGTTGCGATATGCCTCAGCGTGTTTCTCGCCTCTCGCAACCTTCTCACAATACTTCAGTTGCTTTGGTGTGAGCTGACCTTTCTTCATGTTCAGCACCTCATATACAGGTGACTGATCTAACATCTCAGCAATTTCATTCTTCTTCAAGCTTGGTCGTCTTGGCATGGTTTCTTATGTGGGACAAATGAGGAACATGAAAACCATGATATCACGACTACTGTATAAATGCACAGTATTCCAGGATTTCACTGTATATACATACAGCTCTATAAGTCTTTGCTTTGTTTTCTCTTGATACTTCTCCTATAAGTATTGCTCTATAAGTCGCATCTAAACTGACCCAATGGGGAAAATGGCGGGCTTTTTGGTTTTGGAGCAATAAAAACTTTCTCACATTGCGAAACAACTATTTTTCATTTTCTTGACCTAGATCAAGAATTGGCCTTTGACAACCGATGAAAATGGAGGGGCAGTTTAACCACAGGAGGAGTTATGAAATTCACAATCACGATTGATATAGATGATGCCTACATTGATGAGCATTGCGAGCAAAACAAACAAACCAAAGAGGACACATTACGCGAGGTAACCAATGTGTGCTATTTGGGAGTTACTTGCATTGATGGGATGTTGGATCGTATGTTGGGGATGCCATTGCACTCAGATGGCTGGGTTGAAATTTATGAAGAGGAGAACTGAGATGAGCTACAAAGACGAATTCCCAAATTTTGATTATGAGTTACCTTATTTGGGTAAGGTATGGGAGGACAACTCATGGCATAACGATGTTTGCCCATCCCTTGACTATCCATTAGGTGGTGAGAAAGTTTTGCGGATTTGGTTCGACTACCATGACCCTGAAATGCGGGAGTGTGGAGGTAAGAGGTTTATTGTTGCGATGGGTGTTTATGGTGAAAGCATGGAACACCTTTTTGAGTCTGATGATTTGATCGAAGTCTTTAAATTTATAAAGGAAAATAAATTGACTAATTTATATGAATGCTTTTGGGGTGATGGATATCGGGGCGATGATAATAAATCAACACTTGCCTACCACGATGTCGAGTTCTTCAATGAGGAAAGAGGTTACGAGGAGGGTTGGATTGACAGAATTAAAGATTTACAAATTGGTGAGAAGTTTAGTTTGTTCGATGCTTTAACAGGTGAGCATTGGGTTCGCAGAATAGGCTAACTGATGAGGCTTTAAGAGCCGAAACCCTGAGAAGGGTCTTAGTCAAACCAAAGAGGAGAATTACTTTGAAAACAGTTTACATTGTATTTATTGGTGATGAAGTAATGGGTGCATATGAGTCCAAGGAAAGAGCCGAAAAAATTAAAACTTACCTTGACAACCCTTATGCAAGAATTATTGAAACAACTTTGAACTAGGAGATTACTTTGAAAACAACTGTAAATTTGCACGATTTTCGCAAAGCTTTCCATGATTGTGGTAGAGGTTCGCAGTTTTCTCATGAAGCTTTAGAAACCATTTTTGAATGGATTGAGCAGAATGAGGAAGATGAAGGCAGAGAGTGGGAGCTGGATGTCATTGCCCTTTGTTGCGAGCTTTCAGAAATGACAATCAATGAAATTATTGATGCCTATGATTTGGAAATTGACCCCGATCAGAATATTTATATGCAAGTTGCTGACTATATTTCTGACAACTCAACATTCATTGGGGATACACCTCAAGGAACTTTCATTTTTGTTCAATTTTAAGGAGGAATTATGAAAAATTTAAAAGATCAAGGTTTTTATGTGGATTGGACAGGTGGCAACTGTTCAGCTTGGGTTAAAAAACTACCAACAGGTCAATATATTGTTATTACTTGCGGGGGAGGTTGTTCTCATGAGTTTGAAATAGATATGCTTGTAGGGATCTATGATGGTTCTGAAGATGAGTTAATGTGGGGGAATTTGATTGACTCTTTTGAAATTGATTTAAAGAAAGAGGAAGAAAATGAAAATATTCCTTGCTAAAGCCAATTCACGCAATTACTCATTCGAGGCAGTTGGACAAACCTACAACGAGGCGATTGGATCGCTTCGTAAAGGTTTAAAGCAACACGCAAAAACTCACAACCTTGCTCCCTTTTGGTTTGACGAATGGGCAGATATTCGCGTTGATGAGCTTGTAATGGGTCAATGTTATCGCGATCACGAATTGATGAAGTGACACCTCCAAGCCCTTTTTTGAGGGTTTGGGGATTGCCATTTTGCAATCATTAACTAAGGAGGAATTATGGAATGGGAAACCATTTACAAAGCCATAACTACGATTTGGAGTGAGCTTTTATCCTTTGGAGTTGTATTAGCGGGCTTTTATGCTATTTGGCTTGTTTTCAGTGCGATTCATCAATTTTTTACAAAGTAAGGCCCCAAAGCAGCATTGGGGTTTTTTTTGACAAAAATTGAGTTTTGCTAATTTGCAGTATTAGGCTATTTTTTGGCTTTTAAAAGCCTATCCAGGCTTGTCCGGATATTCGGGTAAATCCTAGTGTTGTTGTTTGCAGTAAAAGGCTATTTTGTTACTTGCAGTATGAAGCTATTAATTAACGCACTCAGTATGAGGCTAAAAGGAGGAATTATGAAGACTTATGAGGTTATTATTTGCACCCATGCAGTTTATGAGGTTCAAGCTGAAAACGAACAAGATGCCGAAGAAAAGGCATGGGATTTGTATGACTATGGAGATTTATCAGATGCTCATTGTGCCGAAATCATGGAGGTGTTAAATGCTTAGAAAAGATATGGTTGAAATGCTGATTTTCAACGAGCTTGAAACGGCCCATGCAATGAGTTTAGAAGATTATGATGCATATGTAACTGATTTATTGTTTGAGATTTATGGCAAAAAAAGTGATGCTGAAATAAAACAAATGTATTTTGACAAAAAAGAGGAGTTAAATCATGCTTAGTAGAGAAGAAATGATCAAGAAATTGGTAGAACACGATATTGAGGTTTTTTTTGATGGTAATACTAAATGGCAGATGCAATTTCTGAGAGAAGTTTTTGAACAAAATTGGTCTATATCTAATGATGCAGAATTAAAAGAGTTTTGCATTGATTACGATTTTATTGAGGAGAGTGAAAATGTCTAAATTTAGAATTACTTATGCCCTTTATTGGGATGTAGAAGTAGAAGCATGGGACGAAAAAGATGCTGAAGAACAAGCGCGGAATATGATTCCAAGCATGAATGTAGGTTCCGATGATTGGTTAATGTGTGATTGTGAGGAGATCGAAAATGCTTGATATTGATAAGATGAGTAGTAATGAATGGATAAATTATCACCGAGGTCGTATTGAAAATTTTTATAACAAAGGGTTAGATTTTAAACCTTGTAAAGATTGTCCTACTTGCGATACTGAAAATGATTACACTTGTTTTAACCATGAGTTAATTCAATTAGAGGAGAGTGAAAATGCTTAGATGGATTTTATACAGTCACAGTAATGAGCAATTAGGTGAGTATCAAACTTTGAAAGAAGCCTTCGCTGCTGGCAATATGCACAGACTTGACACCGGAGAGCAGTATTTTATTGAGGATCGCTTACACGACCCAGAGCTTTGCTGGAAGGATGTCGAATGAACTATCCAACTCAAGGCTATGGCAATAGCACGGTTGCAACAAAGTATGTATACCAAGTAGTGCATGGTTTATTGGATTCTGAATTAGATTTAGAGGATATTCATTACGAACTGTCCCGCTTTATGGATCAATTAGCCCATGCATACCATGTTGATACAGGCAAAAAAATAGGAGAAATGTGATGGAAGATTACAATATTGATGACCTTTTTTTTTCGGTTAATGATATTTATACACAGTGGGATGAGGGATCAATTCACTATGAGGATGCAGTTGCTTTATTAAACAAATGTTGCGAAGCTTTTTTACAATATAACGAGGAAATGAAATGAACAAATTAACCAAAGAACAACAAAATCGCTTAAAGAATGTGGGCCGCAAAGCAACCCATTCTGATTG